CGGCGGTGTCTCCACTCAAGCCGCTCACATCGTTGCAAAATACATGAAGGATGCAAATGCCTGATAAGATCACGATGGATAAAAGGATCCATCTCGGTTATGGTCAGATCGATGAGGACTATGTCCTCGCCGGTCGCCATCTTGGTTTCGACATCTGGATCGATGAGATCGAGAATGACTACGTTGAGATCTGGGTCTACGATCGTTCTAGGACAAAACGTCAGCGTACCGCTTTTACGAGTGATATCGTGGATACGTACAAGATCGCTGGAAACTTCGAGCTGTCGAAGCGCGGCAAGTACTGGCACGTTGACTTTGCAAGAGTCGACTCAAACTTTCGTGGCAAGAAGCTTGCTCGTAAGATGTACAGTTTCTTGATCAAGAAGGGTTACAGTCTACAGGCCGGTGACAGTCAGTCACCCGGTGGTCGATATGTATGGAACGAGCTTGCAAAGGATCGTACGATTACCGTCTTTGCAAAGAAGTCAAAGTGCTCTAAGTTTGTCGACTTTCCTCGTCCTGGAAAGAAGGAGCTAAAGTCTAGTCTCTTTGAGTTGTTCGACTCTAAGGCCGAGATCTACGCGGTCTCTAACTGACGACCTTCTTCTTACCGATATTGTACTTAGCAACGAGTTCCCACTCGTTCTTCTCTTTATACGGTAGGACCTTAATCTGACTGATCGGGGCAACGGGATTTTCCGTCTGCTCCGATCTATGTAGGTCGACTAATTCCCATTCCTTCAAAAGATTTGCGATTGTATTACGACGCGCGATATCGGACTCGGACATATTCGATGGTTTTCCATCAAGAGCAAAGAGCTCTTTGAAATGTACGATGAAGTAGCGTCCCTGCTTATGGAGAATGTGGCAGGACTGATATAGCGTCTTATCTTTTTTTGATGCAACACCGATACGAGTAAGAGTTTCCCGTACCTTTAGGAAGTCGTCCTCGTTTCGGAGCTTTACCTCCACGAGGCTATTGATATCGAAACTCATTTTTTCAATCCACCCTTCTCAAGCTTTTTCTTTACGTCTTTTATCTGTTGAGAAGACAGAATATCCATGACCTGTTTAGCTTTTTCATAACTATACCCAAAATACTGTACTACTGCCTCAAGATCATCGTGATGTTCAGTCTTAGACCATTTAGCAAAACGCTTCTTTGATCTAACTATATTTATTAAAAACTGAAATTGGAGGCGATGATCCAGGTGTGCGTGTTGGTTCATCATGTTTGCAAAATGAACAGTATCCTGGAAGTATGAGAACTGACGATTAGTTAGAAAAGGATTATATCCCTTCTCGGCAAGATCATCGTTCTCGGTACCGGTCATAATGTCTTTGCCGGCGTTGATCGCATTCACATAATCGAAAGGGTTCATTTGAACTCACAGTCCGTCATGATCTCTGTCAGACAAGCAACGAGATTGACCTCTTGGTCAGCAACGAATGCGGCCTTATATGAATAGTCTGCGATGTGCAATACCAACTGCGGTATTGAGCGATCGGTAATATATGTACTGGATGTATCGTATAAGCGGCGATAGAGAGCGGTCGACTCGACGTCTTGGTTCTGCCCGACCCACTTACGCATTTCTTTGAAGTTACGATCCTTTAGATGGCCGATAAGTTTCTTAAAATTGTCATCGCCCAGATTAACAAGGATGCCAGTGTCAATGTGACCAGTAGCACTATACCGTTGTAGTTCATTGAGTACTCTCCTCCAATCGGGAAAGTGCTTTGTAATCAGTTCAGCGATTACCTTTTGATCGTATGCAACACCTTCCTCTTCGAGTATATGTTGCACTCGAGACATAAACCCAGAAGCAAGGTTTGGCTTTTCCTTGCCTGGGATCTTGAACTCAATAACCGAACACCGAGAATGCAACGGATCGATGATACGGTTACGGAAGTTACAGGTCAGGATGAATCCGCAGTTCTTCGAATACTCTTCCATAAAGTTACGAAGAGCAGGCTGTGTCGACTGAGGATTCAGATAGTCGGCCTCGTCAAGTATAACATACTTACGGTTGCCTGTAAGAGAAACGGTCGATGCGAAGTTCTTGATCTCAACACGCAGAGTGTCGATGTTACCATTCATCGAGCCGTTGATTACGATATAATCAAACTCGCATTCTTCCAACATCGCTCTCGCAACCGTGGTCTTGCCAACGCCAGGACCACCTGAGAGGAGAAGATTTGGAACATAGTTTTTGTCCACGAAGCCAGCAAAGGATTGCTTAAGCTCTGTTGGAAGGATGCAATCGTCAATCTTGGACGGACGATATTTTTCAACCCACAATTCATTCATAATATAAAAAGCCTTTCAATTAGCGGGATTCAGTAGCGATGAAGTATTGTAACTTACCTCCGTTCGTTGAGAAGTGGCTGATACCCTTTGACGAGATACGTACCGTGTAATCAGCTGACATAAACTTAAGGTTCTCAACCTTGAAAAGAAGGTCGAACTCAAGATCGGTTGAACCAACTACATGGCGGAACACGTTAGACGAATCGTCCTTTGAGTTGCCAACCACGAGAGTAACTTCGCCATTTGCACCAACGACCGACCAGTTAGGAAGCTGCATAACGCTGGCCGCCTGCATAGTCTTCTTGAATACAGAGTCCTTGAGTTCAAACTCGACGACCACATCAGGAAGGTCAAGATCCTTTTCAGGAGCCTGCATAATCATATTTGCATCGGCATAACCGTAACGAACGGATGCTTCGCCGTTCTTGATATGAACCGATGTATCTTCGAAGTCAAAGTCAGGACTATCAAGAATACTCACGGTACTGATGAACTGATTAAGATCATAGATACCGAACGGCTTATCAAACGTTTCATCGACCTCGGCCCGACCGATGATGGTCTTTTGCGGAGAGATCGTTTTAATCACGCTGCCTGCATTCACATACAGGGACGGATTGATAGAAGTAAAACTCTTCAGGATTGAAAGAGTTGGAGTAGAGATGTTCATTTCTTATCCTCACAAAAATGACAAATATTCACAGTTAACTCAATAATAATATCACACATAACGCCTTAAGTAAACAAAAATATCACTTAACTTTATCATTGTGTGGATCTGCAGTAGCTGCTGCGCCGATAGCCGCAAGATCCGCCAAGGAACCTGCAAAGTTATAGGAACCCATATGGCTCATCTGCATCCACGGACACATCCAAACTTTAAGACCGATAGCTCTTGCCCACTGACAGAACATATAGTCTTCTGAAAGGTAACGCTTTGACTTAGGATCAATGAGAGCATCAAAGAAACACATGATCTCTCGTGTACCATCAAAGTTTTCAGATCGAACGTGATCCGGTTTGTACATCAACTCAGGATAGGCCTCTGTGTATTTCTCAAAGGCCTTACGCTGAATCATCATAAATCCGGTTCCGCCCTCCATCACTTCGCACGGCTCTTCAATACGAATCTCTGTTGCACCTTCGACCGGATTGAAAACATAATCGCCTACGTACTTCGCAAGATTGTGCGGGTTCTCATCCGCAAAACCTTTATCTACCGCAAGCTTGATCTTTTCCCAAGAGATGGTCTTTTTAGGATACGGTCCGCAGATGATATCCTTATCACTCTCCGGATCTGCAATGGCAGCAAGAGACAATACATCGTTTGGATTAAACCCAATGTCTGAGTCGATAAACATCAGGTGGGTATACTCTTCATTACGTAGAAACTCGTCAGCACAATAGTTACGAGCTCTTGTAATCAGTGATTCATTGAAAAGATAAAAGAAGTCAACTGTCATTTGATACTGCATAGCAAGCTTGGCTAAGTCAGCAGTCGACTTTGTGTACTGACCTCCGCACATTCCACCGTACATAGGTGTTGCTACCAGGATTTTTCTTTTTCTTAATTCGCCAACATCAATAGAGATCTCTGGCATTTACTTCTCCTCATGGTATAGATCATGATTATACATCGCAATCACGGCATAATGAATAATCTTCATTAGATCCTTTCGGTTGTATCCGTTCTTCTTACCATATCGCTGGGCATACTTCATAATATTACCGATGCAGAAGCCTTCACCGTGGCCACCATCGATAATGAACTCAGTCGCTTGATAGTTATTTGTGGAATAGTGCTCATCATAGGTTCCATCGATATAGTCTTGCACTTCTTGAAGGATTGGACCTTCGTTATATTTATATGAAACTTTCAAGGGTTGCTCCAGTCGTAAATGGTGTATCATAGGTCTTCTTCACATTGTTCTGACGCATGAATGAAAGACCACTGTCATCAAGATCATCATCGAGATACTTCATGACTTCATACGTCATATCACGAGCGGTACACGTTGGTACGTTCTGAGCGATATGATTTAGCTTCGACCTGCCGCCTACAAGTTCAAAGTCTTCAGGGAATCCCATCATATGTAAGGCTTCACGAATAGTAAGAGAGCGATCCTTCATCGGATGAATTGTATCATTCAGATTACGACCGATCACGGCGTTCATTACATCGCTGAAAACGTGTACCGACGAATCCCAGATACCACGACCGCTATCGTACTTCATCTTCATATGATGTGCCAAACGAATCTCATTCTCCGTTCCGTTCTCAGTGATCCACTCAATGTACTCAGGCAACAGATCCGACTTCATAATATAGTTATGAGCTGTGATTGCTCGCTGAGCAATGATAGGACGAGGATCATCTGTCTTATACCTTGCTTTCAGGAATCTCCATTGCGGTTCATCAGTCAGCTTTTTATTGATAACGATATCGTTCTGCATTGCATCTTCTGCGAGTTCAGACAGATACTTTTGGAATGTCTCTCGATTGCGTTCATAGAAGTTCATCACAGGAGCAGTATCTTTTTTCCAAAGAATATAGAATGTACGTTCACGACTCTGTGGAATACCATGAAAGCGAGTGTTTGTCTTATACAGCGTAAAGGAGTAACCTAATTCAGTCGCAAGATCCTGTAACTGCTCAGCAACCGGTAGTCCTTTCTTTGTATAGAGTGCAGGTGCATTCTCTCCCATAATAACCTTTGGGTCGAGATACTTTACGGCATCTCTAATTGACTCATACATCCATACGGTACTTGCTGCACAGACACCCTTTGCTTCTTCAGTCTTACCTGTGTTCAACTGCGAAAGAGCAGCGCATGGTGGAGTTGCAACGACGAAGTCCAAACCCTCTGATAGAGTACTTACCTCACCTTCAACATCGAATCGTCGGTATGGAACATCGTCCCAATAGTTTGTAAGATGACTATCATTCGCTTCGAATGGTGAAT